CAGAAAGGTCAGCAACAGAACGAGCGAACATACCCGCACATTGACCACCATACATTGGAGCCGCAAAAAACAACTTGCGCTTCCGCAAAGTTTCCATACTTACTTTAATCTCAATACCCATTAGTATACCTCTACCTTTACAGTGACACCAGACATATCCATTGCAGTGCCAGAACGAGCATATGCCACACTGTTTGATGATAGATCGGCAGTCATCGATGCTGTTGCGAACTTATTGCTCATATCTACGTTACGGAACTTTGTGTGGGCTAACCCCGAACCAGAAGTATATTTTGCAACATCAAAGTTTGCACCAAGGAAAATAACTTCCCACTTCTTATCTTGAAGCAACTTGACCTTATCTTTGATCTTTGCCTGAGTGTATTCCTTTGACATATTTTCCTCTCCATCGGTAAGGATTAGGACAATAGTACGTTCCGAGTTACGCTCAATAGCACGATCCATAACACTTGCGGCAGCATCATACAAAGGAGTACCACCGCCAGGTTGAATGATCTTTTCGTTCAACGGTTCAAAATATGCAATACTTTGATTGTCTAATAGATCAACAAGGCGAGTATGTGAGCCTGAAGTGTCATGAAAAGAATCAAAAGCCGTAATAGTTACGTTACCTTCAACCTTTTCGTTCTTAAGATTGGCAATATATTCATTCAAAGATGTGATTGCCGTAGTCCACCGTTCGCCTTGCATTGACCCAGAACGGTCAAGTGCAACGAAAACTGATAGTGTTTTATTTTCCATTATTAATCCTTTTTATTGTTATGTTGCTCATCATGTACATGAAGCATCATGATAGCATAGTGAATCACTTTCATCAAGTCCTTTCTCCACTCAGTTGGTTCGCCTTTACGACCATACCGTTGAGTGTACTTTAGCATGTTTCCAATACAGAAGCCTTCACCATGTCCCGAATCGATAACGAACTCGGTAGTCTGAAACTTGTTCTGGGAATAATGCTCACCGTATGTCTTGTTAACATAGTCGGTGATGTCTTTGAGCGTCTCGCCCTCATTGTATTTATACGCGATAGGCTTAGTTTGGTTGTAATAAGTGTGCATAGCCGCAGATTTCTTTGATACTGCATCAGGAGTTTGGATTCTCCTGCTATCTGCTGGCATATCAACGACCGTATTACCATAGTCATCCTTAACGATATAACGATGGATGCTGTCAAGATTGATGTCATCTACTTGTGGCATTCGTAGCGTAATATCTTCAGGAAAAACAGTTGAATGTCTTACCGGACCAGTATATGGTTCAAGATCAAATGTTCCTACGCCTGAAATATTTGGCGGCTTTATCGTATAGTCAATGTTTCCAAACTTATAGTTCACGTCTCTTGTTGTCATTATTTACTTCTCCAGGTATACAAGTTTCAGACCGTAGTTATTGACTTTTTGTTCAACAACAATACCATCTTTCAGTTTAAGTTGATTTTTTTCAAAAGAAGAATAGTCTACATGGTGGTGCCATCTATCATATCTCCATACCATTCTAGCAACATCAGGATGTAAGTCAACCAACATCTGTGATTTGTTGATAGTTCCTTCAGCATTTAGTGTGCCACCGCGCCATTCGCTTCTATCAGTATTGCCTTCAGCATGATAGAACTCAGCCGTGTTACCACCAGATAGTGTCTGTGTTGCGACTTTGCCTTGAAGGAAAGCATTGAACTGGATAGTGCAATCGCCATCTTTAAGAACGCGAAGACAGATATCAGTATCTTCGTTGTATCGACCGCGCCAGCGATGCTTACAATCATTTCTAATCAAAAGAGTCGAATAGATTCGAGTGTTCTTGACATACGCAGGATACTTCTGATTTGGTGCACAGAAGAACCGATACTGGAATCCAGAGATCGGCACGTTCTCATATCGATCAACAAAGTCTTCAGCAGCCTTAAAGATAACACCAGATTCCACACGGATGCGTTCGTTTTGATGTAGGCGATAGAAGTCTTGGATATTGTCATCCATAACCCAGTGACTTGTAGCACCTAGTTCAATAGAATGATCCCAGCACCAGTTTCTTGCACGCCCTGGACCATCACCATGATTGCTGAATGGAGCAACGAGAAGCGTCACATATGGACGAATGCCAAAGTTGTCTAATGCTGCTTCATACAGTTGTTCATCTTGTGGCTCAATAGCAATGTAATGCGGCACTTGCATTCTAGCCAAAGACCGAGATGTAAACATGGAATCAGAACGACCCTTGCTGATGATATAGACTGGATATTTAGGATTTGTTGTCATCAAATAATCTCTCAACTCTAAGAATCTTATGCTTCAGATATTCCAGTTTTGATAATCTTTCTTCTTCAGAGAAAGGAGTTGTTCTTATCAAATCTTTCAGACCAACATCAAAACACTTTTCCACGCCATCAAGATAACAGTCTTCATGGATCAGTGGCAAGCAATCATAATAGATAGCCTCAATGAACCGATATAGAGAGAAGCACTTGTTATCATAGGACGGTATGATGTAAGTATATCTGGATTGTGATATCTTGTCAAGATATAAACCACGACTAATAGAGTTATCATACTTTGTAACATTGTTCTTGATGTAGATGTTGCTGGTACCAAAGTTCTTAACTACATCATCAATCTGCTTTGCGTATTCTTCTCTGTTGCCATATGCATATACTGTATAGCCAAGAGTGAAATCATATTGCTTTTCATCAAAGTCCATAAAAGTTTTTCGTGACAGAAGATGATATTGCAGACTGTCAAGTCTCTTCATATTGTATTCAGGAATATCATAGATGTGATACTGGTGATACTTACTTGGATTCTGGTCAACCTTGAATAGGTTGGTGCTCAGTTCATCTGTGTCATATGAAAACTCGTGCAATGGTATATCATAGATCACATGGGCTTTGTGCATAGCCATGATATTGACAATGTGCATAGCAGTTTGTCTAAACTTGATCTGCCCACGGTCATTAGGAAACGTCTTGGATCGTTTAGAGAATCTTGTCAGATCCGATTGTGGATAATGTAATCCACCAAAGATGTGCAATGAATCATAATCTTTCAATACAGAAACATCTAGGTCATCATAGACTTCTTTCCAAGAACCCATGTTGATCGCTTTGTTTTCATAATAATCACCGAACAGATTACAAGATTGTCTGATGGACAGCCCTGTAGTCTCTTCGATAAAACTTTGCCCAGAATCAGTCTTTGTTGGAGTTAGAAAATCGATCACTGTATCAACAGTGTCCATAATCTGCATATTGACGATAAGACCTTCTGCAAATGCGCCTGTAACATTTCTAGACGTATAGAAGAGGATCATTCTTCAATCCATCTGCGAAGCGCATTCTTATCTTTATCAAGTTTTGGATGCCAGATGCTCTTAGTCTTGTCGGTCAAGTTTTGACCAATCAACTTGGCAAACTCATTGTAATCTTCTTCATTACGGAAGTTGATTTGGATTTTCTTGTATGGAGGGTTTGCTTCATTCTCATATTCTGGCATGCCAACCCAGTTCTTCTTCCACTCGGGCTGCGCTTCTTCAATCTCTTCTTCGCTGTATAGAAAGTTCTCTAGACTTGCTGGACCTTTAAGTTCGACCTTAACGCCAATAAGACTTTCATATTCAGTAGTTTCTTTTACACTTTCAACCATTCTAACATTTCCTTAGTTTGTTCTGAGAGTTCACTTTTTGGCAAACGCGGATACTTATTGAACTTGCCAGCAATCTTCTTAGCCTGTTCAAGATGAAACTTGTTTGCTCTGCTAGTATATAGGATTCCATTCAGATGGTCCAACTCATGCTGAAAACATCTAGCAGTAATACCGTCAAACACTTGAGTAACAACTTCACCATTTGGAAGTGTATATCGTGCTTTGATCTTCTTAGGGCGCTTGATCTTCACATAAAGATTTGGGTAAGACAAGCACCCTTCTTCTAAGATAACAGTTTCGGTTGAATAGTCAACGATAATTGGATTGAACACACCAATAACATCGGCTGCTCGCATAACGAACGCACGGTATGGAAGCCCAATCTGATTTGCTGATAGACCGATGCCATTATGTTCAATCATAGTTTGGGCTAAGTCTTGATACAACAGAACGGGATCAACTGGTGGATTCTTGAAGTCAAACTTCTCCATAACTTGCTTTAGAATTGGATCGTTCTTGTCTACTAAAGGTCTAATCATGCTGCTATCCTGCTGAAGTTTTTTGTTTTCTCAAATTTGATTACGGAATGGAACTTGTCGTACAGTTGATCGCCTTTGTGGCTGATAACGAATACATTGGTATCAACAGTGAGACTTTCTAGAATCTTAAGGAACTCTTCTGTGCCAGTATTGTCAAGCGAACTATCAAAAACTTCATCCATGATCAAAAGATTGGTTGATGCAGAGTTGCGAAGTTTAGCAACAGAGCGCCAAGTGAATAGTAATGCCAGGTCTATCCTCATTTTTTCCCCTTCCGAAAAAGAAGCATAAGAGAACTCATCACGGAATCTGGACTTGATCTTCTCGTTGAAGTTTTCATCAAGTTCAAACTGGACCAGAAACTCCATCGCAGCAAGATACTTGTTGATAAGTTTATTCATCACTGGAACATATTGCTTAATGATCTTGGTCTTGATACCACTATCCTTGAGCATGAACGACGACACATCCAGAAGTTCTTTCTGATGCCTCAACGCTTCTTTGTTGTTGGTCTTGGACTTCAAAGTTTTATTCAAGCCGACAAGTTCATCTGATCCAGTGGAAACTGTTACGTTTGACCGAATCTTTTCAATCTCACTCATGAGGTTGGCAATGTTTTGATTCCATGCGCGACACTCACGCTGGTTATCAGCCATAGCATCTTCAAACTCTTTGCGCTTGGTATTGAGTGTTCCGATATCAGTGAGTGTGACATATTGCTTGTTGATTTGGACAAGCAACTTAGCCATCGCTTCGTTGATTTCTTCCAACTGTGCGGCTTTAGATGTAACTCTAGAATCTTTAAAGTCATGATCGATACCTTGAGCACAGGTTGGGCAGTTATCATGTTCCTCAAAGAAAGCAATCTCTTTCTTCAGTGACCGAATCTTAGATTCAAACTTGCGTTCGATATCAAGGAGTTTGGCTTTCTTAGCAATCGCAGCGTCTTCACCAGCAGCCAACTCTTTATACTTGTTGATCTGTTCTTGAAACTCTTCATTTGCAACTAAAGTCTTAGCAATCTTTTCTTGCAAGCCACCAATCAACTCTTGCTTGTTAGCAATCAACTCTTCGTTGTTCTGTTGAAGAGAGTTAAGGTGCTTCTTATGCATCTCAACCTTGTTTTCCGTCAAGTTGATTTGATAGTCAGCATCAACAATGTCGGTCTTATTCTGAGACACTTTTTCTTTTAATAACGTATTCATTGTTGAAAAGATTTGGATGTCAAGCAGATCCTCAATAACAGCGCGTCTAGATTGCGCGGTCAGTTGCATGAACGGAATAAAGTTAGCAGAACCCAACACAACGATCTGACCAAATGACTTGAAGTTCAACTTTAGAATGTTGGTTTCAAGATACGATTGGTAATCTTTGTTGCTTGAGTTCTGGTTCAACAGAATACCATTGACGAAAATCTCAAAGATATTCGGTGCAATACCACGGCGAATGAGATAATCTTTTGAGCCAATAGAAAACTCACACTCTACTAGAGCGTTCTTTCCTGTGATAGAGTTTACGAGTTGTGGCTTGTTGATGCTACGGAACGCTTTACCATACAGAGCAAAGCACAGAGCGTCCAAAATCGTAGACTTACCAGCGCCATTTTCGCCGATGATAAGTGTGGACTTTGAACGGTCTAGTTGGATTTCAGTAAATTGGTTACCAGTTGACAGGATGTTCTGCCATCGAATGGTTCGGAAAAAAATCATATTAACCTTTCATCAAGCATTCACGAGAGCCATCTTCGTAACCTTCAGCATCACCGAAAATATATCCAATATCAAACCCAACTTGGTGGCCAGCATCATACGCAGCCTTTAGCCACTTAAA